CCCCGGCAAGGGCAGCAGCGTGCAAACTAGCGGCCCTGGTTGGGTAAGGGCCACGGCAAAGCGTGTCCAATCTATTATTCCTACGCTTGCGGCACGCATCGAGGCAGAATCATGACCAGCACTTACAACGACGTTCGTGCTGTTATCGAAGGGCGTATTGCTACTGAAATGGCAAGCTCGCCAGCCATTCCGGTCGTTTATGCCAACTCGTCATTTACCCCGCCAAATNCAGANAGCTGGCTTCAGGTGCAGCTTCAATTTAATGACAACGCATATTTCACCTTGCAGGCCCCAACAACAGGTTTCAACCGTCAAACAGGGATTGTTTTAATCAACNTCTTNACCAAAGCAGGCGTTGGGACAGGGGCGAATTACACCATTGCTGAGCGCGTCAAAGACCTTTTTGATCGCGTCACTGTCAACAGCGTTTCCTTTGACCCCGCCTCTGGGCCCTTAACAATTACGCCGTCTGCTCCTGAGAGTTATTTCCAAACCCAGGTGAGCGTAACCTTTGACGCCTACTTACAATAGGCTAGAAAGCCACTACCGCTTAACACTATGGCTACTGTTCTGTCCGGTACGTCCGGCGCTCTTTATTACAAGCCTGCTGGGACCGACAGCACGTTTAAGGCCGCAAACGTCACCAACGCCAGCAACTCAATCAACGTTGGCACTTTTTTAAATTTCAAGGTCGATGACAAGGTTTCGTTAGGGACTGGCACCGGAGGCACTTTGCCTGCCGGAACATCTGCCAGCGCTGATATTTTCATCAGGACTTATGTAGCTGCAACCGGTGTAGCAACTTTTGCTGCGACTGCTGGTGGTTCTGAGCTGGCTCTTACTAACGACGGCACTGACGGCACCACGCCGTTCACGATTAAGTTTTCTGAATTTCAATCAGTAGGCGACGTGCGTGAATGGAGTTTTGAAGTTACTCGCGAAGAAATCGATGTAACGAGCATCGGTGGAACGCTTGGCCAAAACGCACCGTTCCGCAGCTTTATCACTGGCTTTGCTGATGGCACTGGTTCCGCCACTGTTTACACCACAGACGACGACACAACCATTGCAAGTCGTTTGATTGAGGATGTCCTCCAACGAAATCAAGTTGGCGCAACTTTCAAGCTCTATACAGACTTGATCTTGACTGGGTCGTCGCCAAACGACACCACAAGCCGGTCGATTGAGTTTGCGGCTGTGTTGACCTCTGCTAGCTACAGCGTCAACCCAGATGATGCTCAAAGCGTAGAGATTGCATTCCGACCTTCTGCAGCCCCAACTTTTGACTTCGCCAAGTCCTAAGTTCAGGCAACAGATTTTGTAGCCCTTGGCTTGTGCCAGGGGCTTTTTTATGTGTAAGCTGTCAACGAACAGAAATTATCTTTTGTGTCAAGTGCTCTCGATCAGCTAAAGAAAGCCGCCAATTTGCAGCCAGTTAAAAAAGTTGTTCCTTTATCTGATGGCTCAGAGTTTGTGTTTTGGCGTTCCCCATTAACAATGGCGGAGCGTGAACGCGCTCAAAAAGGAACTAACGATGATACGAACGCATTTGCGTTGCAGCTTTTAATCCTTAAAGCACAGGATGAAGAAGGCAAACGGCTTTTTCAGCTAGGCCAAGCAGCAGAACTCAAGAACGATGTTCGGGATGCTGATCTGCAGTCTTTGATGCTTGCCGTGATTGAAGAAGACAGCACGGAGGCGGCTGACCCAAAAGGTTAAAGGCTGAACTAAAAAAAGATAATTTATTGCGACTTCAACTAGGCGTTGCAAAGGAGCTTGGCTATACCTTGGTCAAGCTCAAACAAGAGGTAACGTTGGAAGAGCTTTTGATCTGGTCGGCTTATTTTGACTTGTTAAACGAAGAGCAAGAAGCGGCGATGAAGAAAGCGAAGCGTGGGCGCTAAACTTAAAGCAATGGGTAAGTAGGCATGGCCGTTGTCTCTCGCGTAGAAATTGCTCTTGACTCAACCAAGGCCGCTGCAAACGCGAAGAGTTTTGCAAAGTCGATGGATGGCGTTGCTGGCGCCACTCGTGATGCAAATGGGCGCCTCAGAAATGCAAAAGGGCATTTCATTGGCGCTGGCAAGGCTGCGGCTGCTGCTGGTACTGGAGCAAAAGCAGCAGTGCCTGGGGTAAGGGCTTTAGGTCTTGCATTTAAAGCGGCCTTAGGGCCTATTGCAGTTTTCACGACTGCTGCTGGCGCGGCAACGGCTGCTTTCTCAATTTTATCTAAGCAAGATTTTGGGGAGGCAAAAGTTCGTTCACTTGGGGTAGACAGTGAAGAGTTAACCAAACGTTTGTCTGATGTCAGTCGTGAACTTGCTGGTCAGGCGGATGTTGTAGAGCTGACAGGCGCAGCTTATGACGTTGCATCAGCAGGTTTTACCAATGCAGCAGATGCCGCAAACATATTAAAAGCGGCAAGCCTAGGGGCAACTGGTGGCTTTTCTGACATCAATACGGTTGGCGATGCTGCGACTTCTGTCTTGAATGCTTATGGCTTAGAGGCTGATAAGGCTGGCAAATTAGTTGACGGCTTTATTCAAACTCAGAATGACGGCAAAATTGTCATTGGTGAGTATGCAGCAAACATTGCAAAGGTTGCCCCTGTCGCGGCGGCTTTGGGCGTACCGCTTGAAGAGGTCAACGCTGCTGTCGCTCAAATCACAGCAGGTGGTCAAGGAGCAGAAGTTACATTCACGGCCTTGAAAACTGCCTTTGCTCAAATTGCTGCAGGAAAAGTTGGCAAAGAATTTGAGGGACTAGGCATTGAAATTAATGCTTCAACGTTAAAAGCTGATGGATTAGCTGGCACACTTGAGAAGATTAAAAAATCAGGGGCTGATGCTGGCACAGTCATTAAAGCTTTTGGCACAGAAGCAGGCCCGTCAATTTTGGCGTTACTTAACAATACGGAAAAATATAATCAACTATTAGAGAATCAAAAGCAGTCTCAAGGCGCTGCAGCCAAGGCAGCTTTTGAAGCCTCAGACACAATTAATGGCGCTCTTAAACGATTGCAAACAGCGTTTACAAATATCTTTGCCGATCAATCAGAGCTAGGCATTTTGTTAAAAGGCACTTTCCAAGTTGCTGCAGTCACTGTTGAAGTGTTTGGGGCTTCTATTAAGGCGTTGTTAGCACCTATCCGTGGGATAGCAATGGCCGCTTCTGAGTTCTTTGATGCGCTTTCGCCTTTTGAAAACAACATAACACTAGCAATGGCTCTTGAGGATGGTTTTCAGCGAATAATGAAAGCCGCAAGCTTTGCAACAGCAGTAGTTGCTGGATTTTTTAAATCCACTGCCGGTCTTGCTTATGACGCACTTCTTGCAGTGGTGAATTTTGGCAAGGGCATCGCGTCTCAGGTCGTACAAGCTTTTGCTGGGCTCGGTGAAGTCATCCACGAAAAACTGACAAACATTTACAAGGCATTGCCCGAGCCATTAAAAACCCTTGTTGACATGGCAGTTGGGGCCGCAAATGCTGTCGGCAGTTTTGTTTCAAGCGCAGCTTCAAATGTTGTTAGCGCAACAGGTGAAGGAGTAAACGCTTTGGCAAAAGCTGGTGGGTTTAGACAAGATCAGCCTTCTAACGGCACCTCACCAGCGGCTAACGCTATACAAGAAACTAACACTCAATTAGGCGGTAACAGCGAAACAAAACTGCAAAAAGAAAAGGTAAAAATGACGCAGCAAGAGTTTGACTTGCGTCAAGCTATTCGCGATGCAAAGCTAACAGAGGGCAAGATTGACGATGTAAACGCAAAATTTAATTTAGAAAGATTTGAAATTGGCGAAAGATTCAATGACGATGTGCTTGCCAAAAAGAATGCCTTGCTTGAGGCTGAACAAGGAAAAACCTTAAAGCTGCAGCAGATTGAACAAGATCGATTCAATGCGCAAGCAAAAGCAGATAAAGATGCTGCAGATGCTGCGCAGCGTCGGCTTGAGGCTGATCCTGGTTACCAAATGCAGCAGCAGCTTGAACAGCTTATAAGCAAACAAAACCAAGCTAAATTTGCCGCTGAATCAATGGGTGGCGCATTCGCGGATGCTTTTGGTGATGTTGTTACTGGTGCAAAGACTGGGCAAGAAGCATTGGCCGGAATGTTGAAATCTATTGCCTCTGATTTCTTGGCAATGGCGAAAAAGATCATTGCTCAGCAGTTAGCAATGATTTTGTACGGCACAATCATGAAGGCACTGGGTGTTGGTGGTGTTACTTCTGGCGAGGGGGTGAACTTAGGGAAAAACCCAAACTTTTTTAACCAAGGGCCACCGTCGCTTCCGCCTATTCCTCATGCAGAAGGTGGCGTTGTCAATAAACCAACTAACGCATTGATCGGTGAAGGCGGTGAGCCTGAGTACGTCATCCCCGAATCAAAGATGCGCGAAAGCATGGCGCGTTATTCGCGCGGCTCGCGTGGCGCTGGTGTTATCCCTGACAGCAGTAGCGGTTCTGCAGGTGAGGACGGCGGTGCTGCAGTTGCCGCTCCAATCGATGTTCGCTATACGGTGGAACGTATCAACAGCGTCGATTATGTGACAGCAGGTCAGTTCCAGAGCGGTATGCAACGTGCAGCATCGCAAGGCGCACAACGCGGTGAACAGAACACGCTAAAACGATTACAGATGAGCGGTAGCACTCGCCGGAGGCTAGGAATGTGAGCCAGTACGCATTTGGCCATGCCACTCGAATCAAGCGTCGCAGCCCATCAACGGGCAAGCTAGAAACGCTTTACTTCTTCCAAAACTTTTTCCTCAACCAAGAAGCCACGCATAACGGCAATCAATATCAGTTTGTGCCGTTTGGTTTTTCAGGCGTAACCGTTAATCGCACGGGTGACGGCCTAGAAGCAACTCTTGTGTTTCCTAGCAATGGTTTGTCTCGCGCCTTGGCTGATGAAGCAATTGACCAGAACTGGCTTATTGAAGTTGACGTGTTGATTTTGGACGCTGATAACCCAGCAGGCACTCATCAAACATTACATTCGTTTACGGGCCAAGCTGTTGGCGGGCAGTGGGACAACGTATCGCTAAACCTAAAGCTCAGTTCTATTTTGGATGCTGTTGGAACGGACGTACCAAGGCGCTCGCTGACGCAGCGGTTGGTTGGCAACTTGCCTATTAGCAATAATGTCCGACTGCAGTGATCTAATTGGAATGCCGTATCGGCTAGGCGCTGACGGCAGCGATGGTCATATTGACTGCATTCACTTGTGTTACGAGGTTTGGGGACGAGTCGGAGTTAAAGGACCACCGTTTAAGCAGTCTTGGTATGAAGCCAACAAATGGGAAGTATGCAGGGATCTTTTGCAATGGGGTTTGCGGGTGGAAAAGCCTGCGTATGATGGGGACATTCTGTTGCTGCCAGATAGATCTTGGACATTCGCAGTGATTTGGCAGGAGGGAGTTCTGCATATCCAGCCAAGGCTGGGAAGGGTCAACTGGTCTTTGGCCCGTCAGTTTACGACGTACCACTGCTTCCGTACGAAAAACAATTAATAGAAACGATTGGGATAACAGAAGAAGAGTATCAACTATTTGCGGCTGAAGTTAGGCGACGT